AATAAATGGTATGGTTGGGAGAGTTTCCATGTATGCGGCATCTTGATATCCGCATAGGTATCCTGCTTGTGCGTATTGACTCACTAATGGTACGTTTATAATATGGCTTTGATTAAGTGGTACTGCTTCTAGAACTTCTACTTTTTCTAAAGGAACCTCACTAAAAGGTTCACCTTTCTCTTCTAAAATCCAGTCTATGTTCCAATGAGGAAAACTCTTTTTTATTTTTTCAATTGTAGGTTTTCTAAAACTTTCTCCAACATTATTTAAGTATCCATTTCCTAAACCGGAAATAGTATAAAATTGATTGGGATTAAGTCCTTCCTTCTCAATGAGATAGAACATTCTTTCTTTTAAAGTCATATAGATATTCTAGTTTTAATTGTAGAATTTCTAGCGTATTAGTATTCCTTAACTAGAAATTCTATGCTAGATATAGAACTTCTAGTATCTTTGCAACATCAAACAACATCCAACACTGCAAAGGTGCGAAGTTTGAGTGAGAAAACCAAATATTTTACATAACTAAAAATAGGTAAGACGATGAGAAATAGAGATTATGAACTAGTAAAAGACGGCAAATATAATATGAAAGCCATCATGCAGAGAGCTTGGGTATATGTACGCCAGTATGGTTATTCTCTTAAATCTGCCTTGCGTATTTCTTGGGTGGACGCTCGCTTAAAGATGGATGAATATGTAGAATCATTGAAGCCGAAAGCCATTGAGTCTAAACAGGGTAATGTGTTGAAAGCGTTTTTCGCCGATAAGTATGCTAACTACGATAGTTCTTGGAGATAATGAGCATTATTCTATTGATCACTTTTACTATCGTAAGACTGATGTACAAAGAACTAAAATAATATTAATATACGATTATGAAAAAGAAGAATTACAGCGTAATGGGATTAGTTCAGAAGGCTATCATAGATAGCATGAACTTTTCGAAAGAGAACGGGTCCCAGATATTTATCGAAGTATCTCCCCATGTTAATTCCGTTCAGTTTTATGCTTATCAAGATAGGTGGGAGTTTTCTAAGAAAAGGGAGTTTGACTTTCATATCTATACACGGGGTAGTTTGTCTCCTACTGTAAAAGAGGCTAAGAAGATGCTTAAACCTATTTACGATTTCATTAAACAAAACTCAGATAAGCAATAAGTTTAGTATAACAATATGGAAATCCCTAAAAGGGAAACCAGTCGGGCGGATTTATAAAAAAGCTTGCGTAGACGTAGAGAATATTCTACGCAAGTACTACTAAATTAAATAGTTCTTTGACATATTGGTTCATACGAAAAGAAATTCAACCGTAGCAGGAATGCCGTGATCGGTTGAAGGTTCGAATTAGTAATATATATCGCTTGGAAGTCCGCAAAGTCTTTAGCAGTAAGCATATAGCAGTTAAGGCGAGCTATAACGCTATCTAAGTGATTCAACATACTGCCCGTCACGTCTCGATACGTGGGAGAATCCGTAGAAGGTATCGCGGGCACCAATAATAATCAAATAATTAATCTTATGGCAAATAAAAGGACATCTGTAATTACAGAAAATGTACTTCGTACTAGAGGTATTGAAGTGACAGAATACACCGAAGAAGTATCTATTGGTCTTGAAAAAATGGAAATAGATCAAGTTTTTGGATTCAAAAAGAAATCTAGTAATCTTTATTCTACAATTAGTAGAAAGAGGCGAGATTCATACTTTAAAAAAGATTGGGAAATGCTAGGAATTGACCCATTAAAGGAAATATGTTTTGTTAAACGTACCTTATAATGGAAATTATATCCCAAGATTATGAAACGTATGTGGAGAATTGCAAGGCTTCTTCAAATATAATATTGTCAGAATGTGAGTATCAAGCAGCTAATGTGTCTCACAGGGGGTATTTAGATAAAGAGGTTGCTGATATTCTGCGGAAATCTGTACAGACAATTAGTTCTCAATTGAAGACTGCTAAACAAAGATTGGGAATAAATAAAAATGTGGAGCTAACTTGGTATATGCAATGTGTTGCTTTTAGGAAAAATTTCGATATAAATGAAATACGCAAGCATGGCGTTGCAGTATTCTTCTCTGTTTGGTTCTTTGTGCTTGCTGTAACACCGGATTATCAAATGGATATGAGACGTTGTAATATTCGTCCTGCTGCAAAAACAGCTCTACGTATGATGAGAACTAAAATGGACGGCGATTTAATGCTTTCCGCTTAGTATTAACTAAAAAATAATGTTCTATGAAAACTATTCATAAAATACAAAATGCTATTGCTGTCATTGCTCTTGCTATGGTAACTCACCTAGCATTGCAAATCGAAATGACTAGAAACGAAACAATATCATGTATTATAATGCTATTGTTAACTGTGTTCATGCTTTTAGAGAGAAGTTCAAAAGAGGTACATTAAAAAGAATAGGGGGTAGGTATGGAGAACGATCCTATTATAAATCAAGCCATTCAGTTTGGTATTAAATATGGAATTGAAGCTTGGAAAAACGAAAGGAATGCGAATCTTAAAAATAAAAAGATTCTTATATGTAAATCGGATGCAGAAGACCGTTTCGGTAGTGGTGTCCTTAGAAATTTAGAAAAAAGGAAACTTGTATTTCCATATCAATTCGGAATTGAGGAAGTTGTAGATGAAGAAGGTGAACCTGTTAAAAAGGCGAAAGGATATATTTATTATAAATTATCTGATTTGGTAGAAGCTATTGAAAAAGGAAACATATTGAAATGCCTTCAAAAACGCAAATAATTTATTGTTTAATTCTAATCATGGAGTAAAGGACTCCGTGCGGTATCCAGTCCGCTATTTAAGTTTTGAATTATCTCGGTGTCCGTTGGTTCGGTATCCGGGAACTATTTTATTAACTACTTAATATTACGATTATGGATGATAAGAATGAAAAAAAATTAGTGTTGAGAGATAGTGATTCATCTCTTGAAGTACAAACTATTGATTTGAAAGGCGCTATCCCATCTTTGAAAGATGCTCAGGAATTGCCTGTTGACCTGTGTGGAAATTACTGGACTCCAGAGAATCCCGGAGAATTTAAAAAGGTGATATTTTTAGAAATTAAGCCGCAAAAGGTACTTTCTCAAAGTACAGGTGAACTGATTGATTTAGATTGCGTAGTTTTTGCGGAACAAAATGATAAAGGCGATCTGGTCACTGTTATTAATGGCTCTATCAGATTGGTTGGTTCATTGCAACCCTATGTTGAAAGTGGTACCATAAAACATGGAACGATGCTAAAGATAACTTTTTTGGGTAAACGGAAGAATAAAACAAATGCTAACTTTTCAGACAATTGGTCTGTTAAACCAATGCGTATTGATTTATCTGCTGCTGGATGATAGATTTTGATTTAAATAATATGGTAGAGGGGGAAGAGCTTAACCCTTCTGCCTATAATCCGGAAGATTATCCTACTAAAGAGGAGATGCTTGATTTTATCTCTTTGAATTGCAATAAACCACCTGTTAATATTGATTTGAAGGAATTGAGTGTTAACGGAGTAGTAAAGCGTGATCCTATGGAGATGTATTTGAAAAGCGATCATATTTCCTCTTCCAATTTGAAAAATGCTCTTAAAACTCCACGATCCTTTTATTATGATTACGAAAGGACATTTGAAGAGAAAGAAAAGCCTTGTTTTCAGTTAGGGACATTTGCCCACATGGCATTTTTGGAACCACGTTTATTCGAGCTTGTGAAAGTAGAACCTAAGTGTAACCAATCATCGAAAGATGGCGTGCTTGGAATGATTCGGTTCTATAATGAATTGCTCCTGAATGATAAGAATTATGTTCCAGATGTCGAAGAAGAAATACCTTCTGAAAGGTGGAATTTCTGCGATCTGAAAGACTTTCGTGATAATAAGAAACAGAAGTGCATTGATTTGGGATACTCGTTTATCAGTGATGAAATGAGTATGATAATTAAAGCTCTTGAAAGAAACTATTATTGGTATGGTGGCGGCATCATCAAGCAGCTTTTGAAAGGTGCATACTCAGAAGTATCATTCTATGGCAAGGATGAAGAAACGGGGCTTAATGTAAGGGTCCGACCGGATTATTTCAATGTAGAGGAAAATATCGGTGTAAACGCAGTTATTTCCTTTAAGACCACACGTGCCGACGATCTCGGCAAGTTCTACTATGATTGTGCCAAGCTCAAGTATGAGCTTTCAGAAGGAATGTACCAAGAAGTTATGAGTAGCGTTACTGGACGAAACTTTAATGTAACAATCATGATTATGTTGCAGACGGTAGAACCATACGATGTCGCTGTTCTCTTCTGGTCGCCCGATGATTTGGCAAATGGCAAGTATAAATATCGCTATGCTCTTTCTATCGTAAAAGACTGTTTTGACAAGAAATGGTTTCCCGGATATGATGCTAAAGCCGAAGAAGGAGCAAGAGGTATTATTGATATGCAGCTCCCGGAATGGAGTCAAAAATTGCTTCATCCGGTGGCTATTGATGATTTTGAATAATGGAATTATGCAAAACAGATATTCAAACGATAGAGCGCCTACTTAGACAATGCTCTGATAAAATAGAGAAATACGCTCCTAAAACATCTCCTGATCAGGATTTATGTAGAAGGTGCAAGAAAATGCTTAAAAAATTAAATACTAAGAAACAATGATTGATTTAAAAGACTATGTACCGGAGGAACTTAAATTTAAGCTCCCTACCACCGTGAAATTTCCCGAAGTGATTTTCTCTGATTGTGTCTCTATGGACGATGTAAAGAAGAAGCTTGCTGAGAGTTTCGTTACCATTCAGGAGAAAGACGTAATCGCTAACCGGGTGATGGACGATTATGAAATCTCAACTATCCGTGCGAATTATGGTGAAATTGCTGAGGAACAGATGCCGGAACTTGAAGCACAGTTCGAAGCATTGAAAGCAAAGTTCAATACCGAGAAGAAAGAATTTGAGGCAAAGATTTCAGCATTAAATACTCAGTTTAAGGACCTTGTGAACCTTGCAAAGAAAGGTGTGAAGGATTATCCTTTGAAGATGATCGATACTTTCCGCATTCCGGTTATGGGGTATTACTTGTATTACTCATGGGTGAATGACGCTTTTCGTCTGGCATTAGTTCAAGAAATTCCGAAGCATGAATACAACGATCTGTTTAATTCCGGAGAAAAAAATCAAGAGGCATTCAAAGAATTGGGATATGAACTGCCAAACGTTGATTTTAAAGATACTCGTAAGAATGTCCGCCGATTCGGAGAAGGAGAGGATATAATCGAGGTATGGGAGGAAGATGGTCAAGATGTATGGCTGGAGCAATGGATTGAAGATTTCTTGAATGAGGATAACGGTGAAATAGTTCCTATTGAACGTCACGAATGGCATCGAGTTCCAATCGAGGAAAGTCCGTGGAGAAAGGAGGACGAAAATGACGAGACTAGCACACAAGAGGGGGAGACCAACGAAATACCGGAAGAGTCTGAGGAATAATCCTTATTGGGAAGAAGTAAAACGTAAGGTCCGAATCCGTGACGGGCACAAGTGCCAAGTATGTGGAAAGACTTATAATTTGGAGATTCATCACAAAGTCTATGACGTTGCAGGATACTCTATAGTTGGACATGAATTAGAGTTCTTGTATTGTCTTGAAACGCTATGTGAAGATTGCCATGCAATGAAGCATGGTAAATAACTTTGTTAACCTGCTCGTCCGGTCTGTGAAGATATGACGGGCAAACATGGGGATGTAGCTCAGTGGATAGAGCGCCGTGTGTGGTGGAAGGTTGAGAGTTCGATTCTCTCAAGTTGATTCTTAGCTTAACGGGAGAGCACCACAAGCGGAGGTCGATGGTTCGAATCCGTCCATTTCCACAAGCCTTTAGGATGGTCGAAGCAGAAGTAGAGACAAACAAACTTATATAAGTTTACGGGCTGCCAAATGATGTGGCTATACACGACGGAAAGACGCCGAAAAACCTATAAGTGTTTCTATGAAGTAGCTGAAGAGTTGTTGTAATGCCCCGGAGAATATGCTTCGGGGCTTTTAATTAGAAACCTATAAATATTAGATATGAAACAGGTAAGTAGTAAACAAGCTCAGAGAAACAGGGAGGTTGCTAAAATAAAGCAGTCGCTTTCCCCCTTTTGTGTAATATGTGGCAAGCCAGCAGTAGATGCCGCGCATTTGGTCCCTAAGAGCATGTATCCGGAACATTACACCAATCCTCAGAACATCGTAGGATTGTGTCGGGAATGCCATAATAGGTACGATAATAACTTAGCATTCAGAAGGAGACAGAAGCGTCTTATAGAGCGTGTGAAGTCTTTTGATGAATGTGCAGCAAATAGATATTTTCATTTATGAATAGCTATCAATTGATTTCCAAGCTCCGAAAGGTGCGTGATGATACTTATTTAACTACAGCAGCGCAAGCCTTATATCATGAGCTTGTAGCGATTTGTAATGATATGAAGTGGAAGGATGTTTTTAAAAAGAAGAACTCTGATTTGTGTTCTATTCTGAATATGTCAGAGAAAACCTTAATAAAATCAAGGAGTGATTTGAGCGATGCCGGATTACTTTACTTCCAATCGACAAAAGACAAGAGAATCGGCTGTTATTACTCATTTACTACTGTAATATCATCCGTCTATTTTACAGATGAAAGTACAGATGATTCTACAGATGATTCTACAGATGAAACTACAGATGATAATAACGGAGGTGGAGAAATACCACCTGTAGAATCACCTGTAGAAACATCTGTAAAATGCTTAGATGATAATTTGCCATCATCTGTAGTTTCATCTGGAAAATGTTTAGATGAAACGCAAATCTCACCTATTATAGATAATATAAACATAAAACAAGAAGAGAGTCTCGCGCATACGCACGAGAGCACCCTACCCGAAAAGCCTAAGCGATCTAGGAAAAAAGAAGGAGATGCGAAGCCTTTAGTTTACCCTTTTACTTCGATAGCATTTATGTCGGCATGGACGGAACTTGTGAAAACTCCAAAATGGAAAGGAAAGCTAAATTATGCTTTGCAGATTTCATTAAACAAGCTGGGGCAGTTTGAAGAAGAGTTCGCTATCCGACAAATAGAGCGAGCTATAGAATCCAATTGGACCGGAGTCGTATTCTCTGGTACTGAACGTGATTATCAAGAATGGCTAAAACAAAAAAAGTATGGAAACAATCAGAAACCTTGTACAAGCAAGCAGGAAGCAAATGACCATGCCTTGCAGCAATTCATTGCCGAGCGTCAGCGTAGAGAGCAAGGCTTGGTTAACGAAGTGGAAAGACCCTTCTGATATTGAGCGTGTCTTTTCTCCGACAAACTGGGCTTATGTGGCTCAGAATCCAGAAAAAGCATATTTTTCAAATTGTCCCACGATTAAAAAGTATGATGAAGTTTATGGAGAAGGAAATGCGGAAATGTGGATTTATGCACAAGTGCTGGCATTATTTGGGTCTAGTTCTTGTAAAGACGAAGGGGTAGCACAAGGAATCGGAATATTTGCTCAGACATTTGCATCGTCTGTTCAGATATACAAATTATCAGAACTAATGCTGTTTTTTTCTCGATACAAGTCTGGAAGATACGATAATTCTTTTTCTCAATTTGATGCCCGAAGGATTGGAAATGCTTTTTTCAAAGAGTTTATTCCAGAGAGACAGAAAGAAATTGATCGATGTGAAAAGCGAAAGATTAATGAGGAAGCATTAGCTAGACGGGAATTGCCTGCCGGATATACAATCCCCAAAGGGTATAATCCCTATACTTGGTATTTGGAGACTAAGAGACGTGCTGCCAATGGAGACAAAGAAGCTATTGAGAAATTAAAATATCCCCAAGTACGATTAACATAGTGGTCTATCAGATCGCTATTTTTTTATTTAATAACCAAAACGTTTTCCTTATATCGGGAAAACGATCAAAACCAATAGAGAAATGAACAAATTTAAGATTGGAGATATAGTTTCCTATCGTAATACGAGAGGAAACATAAAGAAGGCTGAAATCACTTCCTTTGAGACTGTAGACAACGGGAAGGTTTGGTTTCATGGTATTGACACGGATACCAAAGCAAAAGTCTGGTATCCTTTACATATATCCGAAAAATTAATTCAATAAAGAACAAAAATGAAGAAAAGTAAGTTTGAAATAGCATTAAATGCTTTGAAAAATATAGCCGATCCTATTAGCTATCTACGAACAGAAGCTAAGCGTATGGGAGAAAGGCTTGATGGAAGAGGTTCAGTAGAGTTTGCCAACAACGGCAATAACCTTAGTAAGATGGCCGAAGACGCATTACGCGATATAGAAAACACCACGGAGCCTGAAATCACGGAAAAATTTAAAGGAACACCCGGACAATGGCGAGTGGAATCAGATGAATGGGGTGATTATATTGTTTCAGATGACCCAAATCCTCCTCATCATGGAACTGTGATATGTGGAATGGATAACGAGAATCAGGAGATTGAAAGAGATGCAAGGTTAATAGCGGCTGCTCCTGAATTATTGGAAGCATTACAGAAGGTCGTTAAATTCCATAAAGCTGGATTGCATTTGTCAGATCCTCTTATTAAATATGTTTATCCAGCAATCAATAAAGCTTTAGGAATTAACGAATAACTAATTATAAAATGAATGGAATATTAATAAATGGAGTTTTTCATGAAGCCATACAGTCAGATACTGCAAGTTTTAAATGCGATCAATGTTCGTTGAAAGATTTTTGTGAAGAAATTGGAACGTCTACCTTATCTTATTTTCCTCTTTGTGAGCATTTGACAAATGATAAATTAACGGTGTTTGTCAACCGTGGAAGTATTAATATAAAAACGAAATAGATATGAACAGAATCAAATTACACAAATCCATTCAGCATATTACAACGACTAATGGTAAGTTGAGCGATAAGACAATAAAGTTAATAAATAAAATGGCAAAGAAAGCGTATGGAAACAAATGACATCATGCAGCATATTGATGAACTGCTGCAAGGTTACTCAAATGAAGAGTGTGCGGAGATTTTAAAGGAAGTAATAAGTGAATGCCAGTCACGGATTGAAAATTGTGATGAAGGTGTTTACACTAATTCATAATAATTTAGAAAGGAACTAAAGTATGAGACTAATTACAAAACAAGCTGCCAAGCTGAAAGAACTTGAAGCCAGACGGGAAAGGATAGTTAATCGTGTTGCTAAACTCGACCTAAAAATCGAAGAGCAAAAAGAGAAAATAGCCCAATATTACAGGAAACAAGGTATTAACGTATAACGAAAGTAAAAAGGAACATTATGGAAAATCATGGAATGAAAGTAATACACCTAACTGGTGCGGAAAAACAGAGTGGATATGACAGATTGAATTTTGCGGAAGATTTAATACGTCAGCTTCCCGAAAATCACGAAGGAAGAAATACTTGGCTACTCAATTATAGCAATCGGGAAGATGCAAATAAGATGCGTGCCGATAGAGGCATTAAGTGGGATGTGTACCAGCAAGCCGCTGAAACAGTTAAGTAATCCTCAAATCAAATCAGAAAGGAGCTAATATGACATTAAAACAAGTGTAGTAATCACCGTCACACTTATTTCAGATATATTATTGATTGTTTCAAGATGGTTTGGGATAATTTTGTGAAATGGGTAAACGGAACGACAATAAAAAATGTAATGTAGACAATATAACCAAATAAATAAGTATATTTGCGTAGTGTTATGTAATTTATGTAAATGATATGAGCCTGAGTTATACATTAGATAATAGTAGAAGAGAATACTGGATAGAACAGATAAATTCTATTCATACTCAAATACCAAAATTATCACTTGACCGTACTGTAGAATTAAATTTCTGTAATATAAAAAAGGAGGAATTTACTCCAGTACATATTGTATTACTAGCATGTCTATGCGAACATTTGCATCGGTTAAAATTTAATATAATAGTTAACGCTAGAGCTGAAATAGTAGATTTTTTGAAAGAAGAGCTTAAATTTCATTTGTATTTTGATAACTCTAGCAGTGAACATATTGAGTCTGACAACAGTTCTATATTAAATTTGTGGAAAGTCGTAAAAAATAGAGCTCAGGGATATAGCATAAGTGTTACAACCTTTTTCCGCAGAACATGTTTTGATGGATATGACTTAACAGGACTTCAGACTTCATTGGATGAAATATATAACAATATTGCGGATCATTCAGAATCCAACGAGAATGCATTCTCTTATATTAGTTATGATGAGGAAAAGCACATGATTCATGTTGCTGCTTGTGACTTTGGCGTAGGTATTCCGTTTACATTAAAAAGAGCTGGATATAATTATGAGAATGATGCGGAAGCTATAAGACAATCTTTGGAAATAGGTGTTTCTGCAAAATCTCAAACGCACAACAAAGGTTTTGGACTGGATAATGTCACATCCAATCTTTCTGAGGATGGTATGTTAAGAATGGTGAGTAATAGTGGCGTTGTATTTTGTACAAATGCTAAGAATAATGTAAAACAGTATCTAATAGATTATAATTTTCAAGGGACTTTGGTCTTTTTTGATATATGTATAGATACATTTGAAGAAATGTTGGACGATATAATGATTTGATATGAAAAATGTAGTATTATTAAAAGACATACTGAAGGATAATCAATATCCAGAAGCAGGTGTGTTATTATTTAAAATAGCAAAAGAGGCTATAGATAATGGGGAAACCCTTATTTTAAATATGTGCGAGGTCGAATCTGTGCCAACTGTATTTATGAATACATCCTTTGGGGAACTTATTGCATCGTATGGAGTTGAAAAGACAAAGAAAGTTTTTCTTTTTAAAAGCATAACTAAAGCGCAGGTTCAAAGAATACGGAAGTACTTTGCAGATTATGAAAATATTGTTATGAAAAAAGATTGAATATCTTTTGATAAATAGTATACGAGGAGGTTGTGTCAAAACATTGACACAACCTTTTTTATTTTTCCAAATACATTTTAGTTCTATCAAGAGTTAATTTATTCGTTTGAAATTTAAAATTGAACAATCATGAATAAAATAAGACTAATACTTCGTTGGTTATTTATTCCATTGTGGACTACACTATTTTTTGTGTATTTGCTTATATGGTATATACAAATGAGTTGGTACTATTTCAGCTTTCAAGATTATTGGAATGCTTTTCTAATATTATGGGATAAAATAATGCTATTAATGAGATTAAAAACAATATAGAAATATGGAAAAAGTAACAGTAAAAATAGAGTTAGAGCGAGAAGATGTCTCTACTCTCATGTTCCTTGCTGGTGGAAAGTTATCAGAAGAACAATGGAATAAGCTCAAAGGTACAGAATACACGGTGGAAGATGATGACTTGGAAGGTCAGGCAATCCAGTTGAAGTTGGCTATTAGTGGTATCGTAGTTGGCAATCTTCTAAAAAAGGAACTTTCAGAAGGTGAAGTTTCTAGTAAATCAACTTATCGAGAGAAGTTAATAGCTATGCGTAAGGAGATGGAAGAAAGGGGGCTCATGGTAGGGAATATTCGTATTAGACGTAGGAAAGATAAATACCATGTTATGGAAGAGCAGGGAGATGGTAGATACTTTACTATTGAAGGAGGAGAATGTAATTCAAAGGAGGATGCCATAAAGCTAAAAAAACGATATCTGTTCGTTAGAGAGAAAGTTAGATTGTTCAATCAGAATCTTAGAATACAATTGAGAGAAAAGAAGAAACCAAATGGATAATCACATAAATCAAAGTTTGTATGCTGATTCAATAAAAGAAGCTACAAAAGTAGAGTTCCTTGCAAGTAGTGAGGAACTTTTTTTATATGCTGTCTCCCTGTATAACTCGATGATGTGGGGAAGAAAGATTGACCGGGAAAATCTTAGAAGTAAGAAGAGAGTAAAAAAATTAGGGAGAACTAGCAGGGTGTAAAAGCTTTGTTCTCCCTAATCAACACGATGATGTAGCAAATATACTATTTACTTTTTAAATTATCGTGTATGGAGAGAAAAATTAATGAAAAAACGTGGGTGAATGTACGTGAAATCGGGGTAATGTTAAATGTCCATGCCTTTGTAGTATATTCATATTTAATGCAGATAGGGGTAAGGTGCATTAAGGATCGGTATGGGAACGGATATGTCAACGGAGTAGATATTACAAAGAACTTTGAAGGTTTAAAGAAATTTGTAAAAGGATTGAGGAATGGAAGAAAGGCGCAAGCTCCCCTCAAAGAGTTAGCTTTCATTGATCCCAAGATAGGAATACATAATGATTGGGAGAGTAAAGCGGATGGCTTGGACAAGGTGAAGAAGGATTTTTATGCCTCATATACAAATCAGATCTACAGGATTAATCACTACCAGAATTTAAAGAAGGCTTTGTTCCGGTGGGAGCGCGCCACGAGAGTTTGGAAGTACGTGGAAGAAGAAAGAACTGCACAAGACCCTAATGAATGGATGGAGAGCATTTCGTTAAAATACAAGCTGTGTAATACGATATACGATGAAGAACGCCGTAAATCTGTACTTGATACAATTTGACATGGCTGTAAGAGTGATATCGGGTAAATTTGCTATTGATATAAAACTGATTATAGCATGGCGTACAATTTAAAGGAAATGACTGAAATGTGCTCTAAATGGGTGGCTGAAAATGGGCTAATGGAGCATGGCGGTGCGAGGTTGAAAGACTTTTGCGCTCATTTCGGCATAGACTCTCAAACATACTATCGTTGGCTTGAAAATGCGGATTTTGCGGATGCTATAAAAAAAGGGAAAAATGAGTTTAAGGAGAAGCTAGAGCAGAGGTTAGTTGAATCTCTGTCAAAAGCTGCTTGCGGATATGAATTTGAGGAAACTAAAACCGAATATGAAGGGAAGAAAGTAAAGAAGAAAATAGTAACAGTGAAGAATGTAGAGGCGAATGTTGGTGCTGCTATATTCTTGCTTACAAATATATCTCCTGATCGTTGGCGTAATAAACAAACTGGAACCGATGTGAAGACGGAAGGAGTAACATTGAAGGTCGAAGTATTGAAAGAAGAATCGGTTAGTAATATTAAGAAGCTCTCCACACTATCGCAGAAACGGAAGATGAAAGGAGAGGGGGAAACAGAAGACTCTGGACAATGAAAACGACCTATGTTTTTGACAGGCTATTAGAAGCCACGGTAAATCCGGTGATTCGTGGAGTATCTTCACGGGGTGGTACTCGATCTTCTAAAACGTGGAGCATGTTACAGTTGCTTTTTCTTATTGCCGAGAAGTCAGAAGCTCCTTTGCTCATATCGTGTGTAACTGATACAATGCCGGGAGTGAAACGTGGTATGTTTCGCGATTTCAAACGTATGTTGCAAGATGAAGGTCTTTGGAATGGCAAGGCAATGAATTTAACCGAAATGACTTACACTTTTCCTAATGGATCACAGATAGAGTTTTTCGGTTGTGAGAATGCTGCGAAAGTATTTGGTCCTGCACGTGATATCCTGTTTGTAAACGAAGCACAGAGGGTCCCGAAAGAAGTATTCCGGCAAATGGCGGTTCGTACTCGTTTGATGCTGTATGTAGACTTTAATCCGGTTAAGAAGTTTTGGGCACACGACTATTTCAAGGGGCCCGGCATGGTGGAAATCGTCAGCACCTACAAGGATAATCCATATTTGACACCGGAGCAGATCGAAGAGATTGAGAGAAATAAGGCTGATGAAAACTGGTGGCGAATCTTCGGACTTGGTGAAACAGGAGGAACCGAAGGACTGGTATATCCTGAATATGATATTGTGCCGGAGTTTCCAGCGAATTGTAAATGGTGTCTTGGTCTTGACTTCGGTTTCTCAGGTGATCCTACGGCGATTGTAAAAGTTGGCTTCGATAAAGATGATCTTTATGTTCAAGAGATCGCATACTCTACAGGTCTGTTGAATTGGGATATTGCGAATGTCTTGCGCAAGAATGGGCTACATAAAGTTACCACTATTGCGGACAATCAAGAGGCGAAGAGTATTGCTGAGATTTCTCGTTTGGGATGCCGCATATTTCCATGTATAAAGGGAAAAGGATCAATCATGGCAGGTATTTCACAAGTGAAGCAGTTTAAAATACACATTGTACAAGGTAGCCGAGGCATACAGGACGAAGCAGATAATTACTCTTATGTATTTGACAAGATGACCGGACTCTATGATACGAACGAGGCAGTAGACGAAAATAATCACGCTATGGACGCTATACGATACGCGACTGAGTTTCTGATCGCCAAGTATCGTCCCGGCAAGAAACAAAGAAAAGATGAAGAAAAGCGAAATTAAAACCTTTCGGGGATATGTGCGATATCGGATATATCGCCTATTTACCCCATTTCGTTGGTTATGGAAGACGTTTGTTCGTCTGACAAGTAGATATCAACGCTTGATGCAATTACGGCGTATAGCGAATCTAAAGCCGGATGCTGTGGAGAGTCTTTCGCAAGATGAAGCTGCACTTCTGCATTATATGTCGGAATACTTAATACCTTCCCGATGGGTAACACGTAATGGACAGATCATTTATACGTGTCCATCAGTTGAAGATGTAACTCTCTGGCAGATGATCGAAGCACGCAGAGCTGAAACAGTATTAGAACGTATTAGCGGATGGACTGGGGGATATGTACCAGAAACTGTTGCTGATATGGTGAAACTGACGAAGTACATTGTGGAGCAGATCGGGCAGGCTGACGAGCTGGAACGTGTACTGTTACCGGGTGGAGGTGGTTCCGGTGAATCGAATCCAATCACAGAAGCTAAAAGTGTGCTAGGAATGGTACAGATCACATCCGAACTGTTTAACTGCTCATTCGAAGATGCGAAGAAGATAAACTACTCAGATGCTATTCTAGCGATCAGCAAGAGACATGATGAAGTTGAGAAACAAAAATCTAAAACAAAATAATCATGGGAAAGAAATACAGTATTAATTCAGCAGGAAGAATCGTATCCGAGAGAGATATCTACTCTCTCGGCGGCTTTATCTCTAAGGGCAGCATCGGTGGTAAGATCGCATCTGAAGAACAGCTATCGCAGGATGGAGAATGCTGGATAGCGGGCGGAGATATTTCCAGCCGCCCGGATATCCGCATAAAAGATAATGCTTTTATAGGAGCTTTCGAACCCGGTTCGAATCCGGTTCACACCGATGGGGTAACGGAGTTTAGCGGAAACACTAAAATTCCGGGACGAATCAGTATCAGATCTTTTTCGGCAGATACCAAATGCGATATGATTGTGCGAGATAGCTTCATTGGTATTTATATGAACTGTGTTTGTGGTCCTGCTACCAATACGAAAGCGTTCCCCTTTGAGCAGGGACGATTCAATCAAGACGCGCCAAAAGGGACCTTATTTACCAGTGCTACGATGCGCGTAGACGCCGACAATTTTGTACGGAACACCGCCGTTCTTAGAATAGGAAAAGATACGCATATCTATGTTCCGCAGGGATTTAATGCGCGAATATATTGGGCTTATTATAATGATTCGCCATCCGGATTCGCCTATGCAGGAGAAAGCGAAACGGCAACATCCGCATTGTATAAACTATCGCACCCGGTATATAACACGTGTATGGTAGCCTACGCAAGAAATCCTACGTTAACTCCGGCAGAATTAGAGGCTTCCGGTGCTAGAGTAATCGGTCACATTAGCGGTTCCCTTCTCATGGACCTACGCCCCGAATCTGCATCCGGCATTTATGTTATGGACGGTTCCGAATTTATAATGCCTACGGATAACTTCGGCTTGAACGTTACGCAGCTTCGGTTCTTGGCTGGCGGGCTGATCAACACGACTATGTACACGAAAACAGACCGACAGGACTATAAACCTTATGGAACATTCAGAAACGTAGAACATCTAGAGTATACCAAGTATCTAGCAGATTCTTTCAGAAGTAATCAATACCGGGACGCATTCATCTCGGCTTATGATTGTCCTTTGCTAAGAGTTGACGATAGTACTTATGATACATCTCTGACAAATACTGGGAGTCTAGTGCTGCGTAACTGTATCGTCCCAAAAGCATCGTTTATCCACAACAAAGTTCTAGGCGATACCTACGAGAACATAGACTTTTCATATACGCAGGAGCATATCGGGAAAACGCATGCGGGGCGTCTTTTACGGAGTAGTCATGTACAAGGGCACTATGACCTGTTTAGCGGTGGAGAACTAACCGGAGTTATCAGCAGACCGGAGAATCTAGATAATACTGCTCGTCTTACAGAAGATCACGTAAGTATTCCGTTAGATGGCGATATCATTGAGCAAGGTGGGTATGATTTTCTAGCAGGAACTTTCTACGAGGACGCTAAAACGACGTCCAGTAATCGGGTGCGACCACGTATACCGTTGACTACACGGGGTGCGGTTCTACCTACAATACCGGGAGGCTTTAAGATATCGTACCTCTTATACTTGGATGATCAATTTTTAATATCCGAGGTAGTATATTCACCTACGAGTCTTAGTGGTGAATATCCGTATTTCGTATGTGGCATATCGAAGGCTGACGATACCGCTATCACGCCTAAAGAGCTGGTAGCCCTTAACGTGTCTATCACT